CTGACACCCACCAAAACCCCGCGTCTGCTAATAGCTTGATATCTACAGGTTTCAAAATGTTTGAGCCGTCAGAACCTTGGGGTTTCAAAGCGGCGTTGTATTGGAAGTACCAGATTAAACATGCCGTATAAAGACAAAACTGTTAAGAAAGCTAAACAAAAAACGTACGCAAACACGTACTATGAAAGAAATAAAGCTAAAGTATTGGCTACAACTAAAGCCTCTGTTAAAAAATATAAAGAACAGTGGCGTAGCTTTAAAGCTACATTGTCTTGCGTTAAGTGCGGGCAAAACCACCCAGCTACGTTGGATTTTCACCACATAGACAGCAATACCAAAGAAGCTTCCGTCAACAAACTAATTAAATATCGCGCCTTTAAACGGGCTATGGAAGAAGTCAAGAAGTGCGTTGTGCTTTGCGCTAACTGCCACCGCATTCACCACCATGACGAACGTTTAAATAAAAAAGCCAAAAAGAAGGGGGCCGAAGCCCCCTGATATCACTCTGTCTTAGCAGCTTCTGCAGCAGCTTCAACTTCAGCACCGTCTAACTCTTCTTCTGTGTCTTCGTCTTCTTCGTCATCAAACTCATCATCGTCAGGTGCAGCTACGTACTCAACAGCCCAGCCGTAGTTTTCCTGAAATTGCACGAATTCTTGAAAAATCTGAATCATGTCAAAGTCGTTAGTCTCAATAGACAGCTTGTTGTTACCAAAATAACCAAATTCCATTTCAAATTTCATGATATGCCCCTGTTTTTATGCAACCACCGCGGCTGCAAGTCCATCGTAGTTTAACTTTGTGACAATAAAAAGGCCACCCGCAGGTGGCCTCAAACTTACCCTTGTGGGGCTGTTTTATCAGGACGAACCGGGTGAACCGAAGACACCCAATGGATCAGACCAGCCGAAGCTATAACGCTCACGAGCCTTGTAACGAACGTTACCTGTGTCAAAGTCACCGTCCATCTTGTTCTCCAAGGGAGAGCGGATGAAGTGCTTCAGACCGTTAGGCACATCAGTTGTCAAGTACCAGCCGTTTGTGTCGGTCAGGTAGTGGTTGATTGTGTAGCCTTCAGGAATTGAACCGTTGTTCTTCAACGCATTGATATCGTTGTCAGTTGTGCCAACACGGAGGCTGGTTTCCAACAAACGAGTAGCAACGAATTGCAGAGCTGGGGGAACAATCAACTTCTTAGGCTTAGCAGCGATCAAAAGACCACGCTCGTCTGTCCAAGCAGCGATCTGAATAACGGCGGCTTCCAAAGAAGTCTCGTTCAAATCAGCGCCTGTAGAGGGGCGGTTGCTGTTAGTGCCACCGGACACCAAGGGGTGAGCAGTAGAGAACAAAGCAACACCGTCACCACCAGCATAGGATGAGCTGAAACCGTTGTTAATAACGGCGGCAGCTTTAACCTGCTTGGTGTATGCCATAGCACGAGCCAATGCTTTGGTGTAACGTGCAGACAAGCTGTCGTACAAGTTATCTTCAACCGCTTCTTCAGTGATTGAGAAACCCAAAGCGATGGTTTCGTGGTTGTATCGAGTTGTCCATGCTTCCTGTGCATTGTCATAAGCGATGGCAGAGCCCTCGTTCTTAACAGGTGCAGCAGAGAAACCAGACAGCTTGGTCTCTTCTTCGAATGAACGCTCAGAGGTCTCTGTTTCGTAGATCTCTTTGTGCTCTTCGCCGTAGCGAGCGTATTCCATGCCGAACAAAGCGTTCAAGCCGGGGAGCAACTCTTTAAGTAGTTGTGCGCGTGAAATTGCCATGGTAAGTTACTCCTTAAGCAATGCTGGTGCCAGCATAATACTGATGCTGACCAAAGTTGATCTTGACCAGAATCTCTGGGTACTGCATCAACACAATAGTAGTGTTCAATGTAGCAACAGGAGCTTGATTCAAAACAAACGATGTAGCACCGGCAGATGCGGCGGTGTCAACGAAAGAACCCGAAGAAACATAGTTTCCAGAAGAGTCCAACGAGCCAACGTCTGTACCAACGGGTAACGCAAACGGCAGAGCCGAGCAAGTTACAGTAGCGGTAGAAATGCTGGTGTAAGTCACAGTTCCAAGTGAAACAGCCGTGTCATTCACCAAACCAAGCACGCGAACGGGCAAGGATGATGTAGTAGCGGGAGTATCGTTAGGTGCAAGAATGGCGTTCTTAGAGTTACCAGTCGTAGTGCTACCTGTGTTGTTAATCATGGCCAAATTTTGACCAATCATGGCGCGAGCGCCAGAAGCAACAACGGTAGTAGCAGAACAAACAACACCCTTGAACACTTGGTCAGGATCATCAGCAACAATAGCTACTGCATCACCAGCCGCAGTTGATGCGGGCCAGTATTGCGAGAAAGTCAACTGTTTAGTGACGGGGTTTGTATAACGGCATCCTAAGAAAATGCCTGTTTGATTGCCTGCTGTGCCAGTAGACACAGACAGACGTACGATTTCACCACGAGACAAACCTACGTAATCACCGTAGAAAATGTTCGTAGAGTAACCGTTAGTGATCGGGTAATCACGAGTAGAACCCGCGAAGACCTGACCTCCGATCAGATTGATCGGTTTTAGCCCGTAAGGGGCGTCAACAACCGGATAAGCCATAAAGGACTCCTAAATTTTAAGTACCAGAACCGAAAGTGACCTTGGTTCTCTTCTCGGAGAAAAGAGGCATCCTAGGATCATTTTCACGAAGAAAATTATTGTCCACCGAATCTACTTGAGACTTGTTTAGGTTCTCGTAGTATTTAGCCCGTTGAGTCATAAATTCTTCGGGGATACGGCAAAGCAATAAACCACCCACCTCTACGCCGCCTTTAAAGCGACCTTCGATGGAAGCGTGCATCATGAGCTCAGGATAATCTTCCGCTTTGCAGGGTTCGTATCCTTCGCGTAACTTTGAAGAGATATTGCTTGGATCAGCAGTACCCATGGTGCTAATACGTACATACCTGTGAGTCCAACCGGGACGGTCGTTCGGCATAGGCAATGTCTCAGGGGGACGCCACGCTGTTGGGCGAGCGAATGTTTCCCGAGTGTCTAGTTCACGAGACTGACGATTTTGTGTCTTTCCAGACGATAAAATTTGATCCATTTTTTAACCTCTTTTCAGTTGAGCAACCTGTTTAGCGTATTCTTCCAAAGGAACCCCAAGACGGCGAGCGATCGCTGCTTCAGATGCCTTTAGCCTAATACGATTAGGCGGAGTGCTACGGGAGGCGGGAGCCACCACAGTAGCGGGTTTTGTTGCACGGCGCGGAGGTTCTTCCTCGTAAGCCGGTTCTGATGCCTTTTTCGAAGGAGCATCATCTTCATAGCTCTGAGTATCTTCAAAATACTCAGGAAATCTTCGGCGCATTGTAGCGTCTACTCGTTTGTAATATTCATCAGAACCTACAAAGTTAGCACCTTGTTCCTTAGCCAGCTTTTGATGCAACCCGAGGGCGGAAGCTGTCATTTCAGGATCAGTGCCAAACCAAGTGTTTTTCTGCATCCAACTTTGATCTTTTGGGGTAACAGAAGGTTGATTTGTATTACGTTGTTGTATTTGTACATCATTTTCTTCGACTTGTAAAGGCCTCATGTTCTGAACTTTATCTAAATTCAAAGTAGCCCGCGAAACTTCTGCTTGTGCTTCCACTACAGCATCGGAATCTCCAGACTCATAAGCCTCTTTATATCGCTTCTTAGCATTCTCAAATTCCATCTCAGCGGAACTCTTTGACTGCTCAATGTACGCTCTTGACCCAAGCGACACTTGTTCTTGCAGCTTGCGGTTTTGCTCCCACAATTGCTTGGCTAGCTTTTCAGCCGCTTCGCGTTCACGCAGTGCTTCTTCTTTAGCACGGCGCTCATCATGGTAGCCGCGTGTAAATTTCTTCAGACGGGTCTGAACTTTTTCATCATAAGATGCAAGTTCATCTTCAGTGGGGTCTTCAGGTGGTGTGTCATCGGGCTTGCGGCCACGATCTTTGCGGGGTGTATCGTCTTCAATCTCAACATCAAAGCCGCCATCATCCTCTGTATCTACGGGTTTACCCTTAGATTCTTCCTCTACTTCATGAGGAAACTTAAAGTCATCTTCGAACTCAGTTTGTGCCATTCTTTACTCCTTATGATGCACGTGAAATTCCACGGGGGTCTTCCACAACTGCTTCAACCGAGTCATCATTGATGATACGGAATTCACGGCCATGGATCTTCAGGCGGGTGCCTGAATTGGGTCGGCAGATGACAAAGTCACCTTCCTTGCAGCTCGGCCCGCTAGGGAAACGAGTGGTATCTTTGTAGCAGTCAGGCCCAAGCTTGACGACAAATAGGACAGGGGTAAGCACCTCTTCAAAGTGCATGGTCTGTGCTGGTTTATAAATATCCGTACCATCAATCTTTTCTTCGGCTTCGGGCACGACAGTCAAGATATGAAACGTTTTGGGGTCAGGCAACTGCTTGGCTTTTTGTTCAGGCGTTTTGTTAAGAATGCCAGACAAGTCCACGGCAGCGATGTCAAATTCAGTCATCAGATTTCTCCAGTTTTTGCACAAGGTCATTAATTACGTTCTCTGCTAGGTTAAGACCTCGGATCACCCCACAGATACTTCGGTACTCTTCAATATCAGCGGCTCTACCGCTTGCAACATGAAAAGCTTGCTCTTCTTTCAACTTCTCAATCTCTTTGGCAACGTGTGCCAGTAGCTTGTAGTCGTTCAATCATTTTCCTTTTTAGGTTTTTGGGATACTCGTTGTGCCATTTGCATGGCCATCTGAGCGCGGCTTTTGGCGATATCAACACCAATTCGAGTTCCTTCAAGAAGTTGTTGCTTCTGAAGTTTGTCTTTTGCAGCGGCTGCGCTCGCCCCAACTTGCATAGCCGCGATTTCTTTTTGAGCCGCAATACGTGACTCTTCGATACGAAGTTGGTCAGCCTTAGCCGCCGCATCAATCTGTTGTTTTTGTGCTTTAAGTTGAAGCTCTTGCATCTTGATCTGCAACTCTTGCTGCTGCATCTGAACAAGTGGGTCTTGCATCTGCTGCTGTGCTTGCTGCTGAGCCGCCATCGCCTGAGCTTGCTGAGTCATACGAGTAGACGCTTGTGCAGCTAATTGTGCAACTTGTGCAGCCACTTCGGGAGCCATGTTCTTTTCTTGCTCCTCTGTTGGTAACAGGAGGCCCACAGTCTGCTCAACTTCCTTGCGGTATGCGTATGCCAAGTGCTCGTTGATGTGAGCCTGCATGCCAGCCATGATTGCCTGACCTTGTGGAGTCTGCGCAATCATGCCCATAATCTTGGGGTTCTGAAGCATGCTTGTGTGCACTGCAATATGAGCTTGGTGATCCTGCTCAATAAACGCTTTAACAGGTTTGCCTGTCAGCACGTTCTGGTTCTCTTGCACTGGGTCTGTCGCTGTCGCATCGTCCTCAATAGGAATCAACTTGGCTGCGTTCTTGATGCCCAACACCTCAATCATCTGGCGGTGCAAAAGTGGCAAGTTGTACAGTTGTGGTGCTGTCTGCGCTAGTTGAAGCGCGGCTTGATACTGCACAATCTTCTGCGCCATCGTTGCAGCGTTTGGATCGCTCACAGGAATCACAGCAACCATATCGTAGTCAGACTTCTTAGCACGACGTGAGCCATCAACTGGCTCGTAGTCATACTCTTCTGGTGTGTAGTCGGCAATGATGGCCTTCAAGAGACGGAACTCTTGGCGCATAGAGTAGTGCATACGTGCTTGCACTGCACCCATCACCTTCAACGTACGCTCAAGAATAGCCAATGTTGTACCCACGGGTGCTTGCGCGCTCATGTCACTGACGTTCATGTCTCCTGCGGATGCGAACTGCCTACCCTCTTGCACAATGTTCTGGAACAAGGCAAAGAGAACCTGACTGGGCTCTTTGTACGGCAGTGGCAGAATGTTGTCTCGGATGGATCCGCTTGGTACGTCAACATCACGAAACTCTCCCGGCGCGATTGGTGTGTCGTCGCCCTTAACACGTAGTCCTCTGGACTTGAGTCCGCCCGGTAAGTTAGATAACGTACCTGCATCAACGAGCTGCCTGATAAGCATGGTCGCGCTCTTCGCATATCCGCCGATAAGGTGAATAAGACCATATCCATAGAATCCAAACCCCGGTATGTATTGATAGTGGACAAAGTGCTGGCGCTTGATGTGCAACTCATCGTCTTCATACCAATTGCGGCGAATGGCAAGAATCTTAGTTGTCGCTTTCTCAACAGTCACAACATACGGCAGTGCTATGCCCGTAGGCTCACCGTCTTTATCTTTGTGCTCATAGCCTTTTAAGTCAAGGTCAACGTGCATCTCAAGTATGCGATACCTATCATCCTGCACCGCTGACATGCCCGTCTCTTCGGCTTTCTGTTTCTCAATATCATCAAGCTCAGCGGACGGCTCGCCCAAGTCCACGTCGCTGTAAAACCCAGCTTCTTGCAACTTAATGATCTCATTCTCAGTCTTACGCATCACGTGCGTGACCCGCTCGGCACGCTCTAAGTTAGACGCACCATATGGCACAACAATGTCTTCCGCTGGGATGAACATCGCAACTTGACGTCCTATGCTTGGGTCGTAGTAGACCTTCTTAAATGCTGAGCCAGACAAAGGCAAATTCCACAACAGCTTCTCATGCTCTGGGCGATATTCAACCATCACCTCAGTGAGTTGGTAGTTCATGTCTTCTCTTACGCGAGCAGATGCTTCCTCTTTTATAGGAGTATCTTTCCCCAAGATTTGCGTCTTCACGGGGCCCGCTGCGGGGAACGTCTCCATAATTCCCTCGGACTGAAAGCGCACAACCGACTCAGTCAGCATGGGGTGGAACACACCGCAAGCACCGTTCCATGGCTCTGTTCTTTCCTCATACTTCAAACCCAGTAGCTTTAAACCTTCTACGTAGGTTCTGATCCAATCTTTGCGGTCATTAATATCTTTATCAAAGTCACCTACCAACTCACCACCAAGAGAGTCAAGCGCACTGTCATCCATAAAGTCAGCAAGGTTGGCATCAAAGTCTTCGCCACCTTCTGTATCACTGCCGGGCATTAGGTCGATCTCAATATCTCCCATTGATATACGCATGCTCTCTGGGTCTTCAACTTCAATCTCAAGGGGAGGAGCCATGTCCTCTTCGATACCCATAGGCGCTGCGTACAAACCTTTGTCTATAGAACTCGTTGCCATAATTTATCCTTACACTGTATAGAACCGCTCACGGCGGTGGCTTTTGAACCATTTGATTTCTTCAGGCTCATCTGTTGGTAAACGGAGGAACCCACCCTGACGAAAGCGCATCAGCGCTAAAGTTGTTGCGTCAACCAAGTCATCGTGCTCCCCGGATGGGAACGCTGCAACCTCGTCCACTAACTCTTCTGCCCAGCGGGTTTGTGGAACCCACACTTTTCCACTTGCAATTATGTCCGAGACTGAGTTCAAGCGGGCAATTTTGTCTTGGCCCTTACTAGGCGTGTACTCCTGCACCGGTATACCCATCGCCCTTAAGTCATATATAAGAGGTGCACCAGACGCTTTCTTCTCCACAATCAGTGAGTCAGGTTCGTAGTCGTTGTATTCCCTAAGCACGTCACGTTTTAGTTCTGGGAACTCAACTCGCTTCTTATACGTATTGAGCAGAATAATATTAGGCGCAAAGTTA